GCCAATTGAGATCGGGTTTCTTTCATCGTCGTTATCGCCTTTGTCTCTTTGAAAAGCTCGGTTGATCTGCCTTTTATCAAAATTGTTCTGGAACGGAACATTCACTTTTTCAGGGTCAACTCGGCGATCCAACGAGTTTTCTTCGACCTCCTTGGTTTCAGGAGACTGAGGGTCTTCTCTGTTTCTTTTTCCAAAAGAGTCTCGCATTAAGATTCATCATCTTTGTTTGGAAAAGAATTATCGACCTCGTTAATCGTGTCAACCACGTCAAGCGTCTCGGGGTCAACAAGTGAAATATTTGTTGGGCGGGCGACGTGAGTATTCGCAACAACTGAATGCCTATAAAACCACTGGCTTCCAAGAAGCTGATTGTCTACGACGTCATCGATTTCATAATAATCATTATCAAACTCTATGAGATCACCCCGCTGTGGATACAAGTCAAAATCTTTAAGGCGCTCTCGCTGAAATCCAAACGTCACGTCTCGGTCCACGTCAAACGTAAACTCGCCCTGATCTGTCTGCTGGTCTTCTGGGTTTATGATCGCATAGAGCTTAACGGGTTTCTCGTAAAGCTTCCGTCCATCCTTGCTTTCTCCGTAAATATTTACTTCAGTTTTAGACGGGCAGACCCGAAAATACCCAACTGGAACTTCAACAATCTCCTCGATAAACTCTTGGTTAACGCTTTGAAAAAACTCAAAGTCGTTATCTCCTATATAAAACCCCTCTCCTATTCTCTTTCCGTTATCATCTGCCATCACAAAATCTCATCTAACCAGTATATATTTTCATTGGAATTTTTGCGAGATAGTTTTGTAACTGATTTGCTTCCTGGTTGGCCCGCTCTAACATATTTTCCCTAGAAAGCTTCTCTAGCGTTTCTTCAAGCGAGTCTATAAGCTGCTGCATCATCTCTTCTCCCTCGCTTCGAAGCTCATCTCCATCTAAGCTAAAGTTATCAATTGGAGAAGGAATGTCGCTGTATTTACTTCTTACTACTCCTAGTTTATGCATAGAAATGCCCAGCGTATACCTCAGTATCCACCTTTTTGCGTGGTCGTTGAGGTGAAAATAGGGCAAATTTTCATACGGAACGTTAGAAATATCGCTAATTAAAGCACCCTCATCGTCAGTTACTCCATTCGTAACTGTCGGCGTCTGTCCCTCGGAAGATCCACCGCGAAGCTCATCCTCGAACATGTACTCGAACCACATCCTCTGTTTAACTTTCGGAACTGGATGAATCTTAACCCTTCCTCCGATTAGCTCAAATGAGTAATGAGATCTTCTAATCTTGTCATCAAACTCAAGTGCTTGAGTTCTTAAAAGAGTCTCATTTACTGGATACATTAAGTAGTAGCTTGACGTGTCGTATCCGTAGGCTTGGGCCATGTTCGTGCCAAAAAAGCCGGTCACGAAACTGTCGTGATAATGGTATAAGCTCCACTTTGGCGGCCTGTGGTGGTATACCTCTTTGATAACCACGTTCCGCTCGGTACCGAGCTTATCTTTCATGTAAGCCACCAGATCATACGTCTGGCCATCTTGAGTGTATGGCCTTCTCATATCAATGTTTAAGTTTTCGGGATCTGGCCCTATTTCAATAAAGTCTTTTCTAAGATGAACGTCTCCACCTGCCCCAACTTCAGAGCCATAATCTTTTGACATTTTTACCATGAACGGAACCCGCGAAGCGTTCACATATTTTGCCGTCAAGTCTTGATCAGTCGGCTGTCCAATTACGGAGTAGAGATCATCAATAATATTATACTCATTTACAAGTTTCGAGTACTCCATTATTGCTTCTTCAAAAGCAGCATAGATGTCCTCTTCGTTAATCTCGATGTCGACTTCAGGCCAACCCAGTCTTCTCGCAACCCAATCCCTTACTTTCGGAGCGTCTCTTAAAAAC